TTGGGCCGCACGAAATCCAGTGCTATTGCCTGGTGAAATCGCTTTTGAATCCGACACTGGCAACGAAAAGGTCGGAGACGGGAAGACACGGTGGAATAAGCTGCATTACTACGGCAGTCCTGGGCATTGGGGCGAGTTTTCAAGTGATGCCGATCAAAGCACCACTGCCAATGTGCCAACAGAAGTAACATTTAACAAACACAACCCAGACGGCGACGGCGTGCGGCTTGAGTCAGGCAGCCAGATCGTTGTTGACACGCCTGGCGTCTATGTCTTTGAAGTCAACCTGCAAGTCAAGAACGCTGACACGCAGATTCATGATGCGCATTTTTGGTTGCGCAAAAACAACAATGATGCAAGCGGTAACTTGGTATTGACGACTAACACTTGCAGTGTGATTGAAAGTCACGGCGGCGTACCTGGCAACAATAACTTGCTGCTGGATCACACTCTTTTGCTACAGGCGGAAGATTACATTGAGATCATGTGGGCTCCGAGTGATGCGCAGGTGACATTAAGTGCGGGTGCTGCAATTACCAGCCCATACGCCCGCCCAACACGCCCAAGTGTTGTTTGTAATGTGTTCCAAATCGCCGCTGCATAATCATGGCTGATACAAAGCGCGAGTTAATCCTGACTCAAATCAAAACCAATCTTGATGCAATTTCGGGTGCCACGGTGTATCGCAGCCGTGTTGAACCACTTGCTCGCGGCGAAGTGCCCGCTGTGATTGTAGAGCCGGTCAATGATCAGCCAAATGACACGATAGTGTATAACAAAATTGACTGGACAATGCGTGTCAGAGTCACAACGCTTGTCCGCGCTGCATTGCCTGATGATTCGTCTGACACATATTCACAACAAGTGCATTTGTTGCTAATGGCAGATCAGTCTGTTGGCGGCTACGCACTAGACCTGACGCCGGACAGGACAGACTTTGAGCTGTACGAAGCGGATGTCCCGTTGGGTGTGATCAGCCAAGATTTTTTAGTCAAATACCGCACGAGTAGAACAGATCTGACAACTGGCTGATTCTTTGACGTTCGCGCATGAAAGATTAGACTGTTAGAAAAGACATTGCCTTTCGGAGCCGGAACTGATGGCCAAGCTTTACCGCAAGAGGACGATCCTCGCCAAGATTGAGTCAACTTACGGTACTGACCCGACTCCCACTGGTGCCAATGACGCCATTCAAGTGCGCAACCTAGAAGTCAGCCCCGCAGAATCTGAAATTCTGTCTCGTGACCTTGTTCGCCCATATCTCGGCAACAGCCCGCAGTTGATCGCAAACACGCGGGTCATTGTGACGTTTGAAGTTGAATATTCTGGTTCTGGTGCTGCTGGCACTGCTCCTCAGTACAGCCCAATTCTTAAGTCATGCGGACTGAGCGAAACTGTGGTCGCAGGTACGTCAGTGACGTATGCACCAATCTCTGAGAACTTTGATAGCTGCACCATCTATTACTCGACAGATGGTGTGCGCCACATTGTGACTGGTTGCCGTGGCACATTCACGATGAGCCTGAACGCTAACCAGATCCCTGTCTACAACTTCACGATGACGGGGCAGTACAACGCTCCGACAGATACTTCTGATCCAACCGTTACCTTCCAAAATCAGGCTGATCCTGAGATTTTCAACGACACCAACACCACCAGCTTCACTCTGTTCTCTGCCACTACATTGCCGCTTCAGACTGCGGACATTGATCTGGGCAATGAGGTTGTTTACCGCGAGCTGGTGAACTCCGAGAAAGAAGTGCTGATCGTGGATCGCAACGCAACGGCAAACTTTGTTGTAGAGGCCCCAACCCTTGCAACGAAGGATTTCTTTGCATTGGCCGTTGCAGGTACTTCTGGGAACCTAAGCATTGTTCACGGCACAACTGCTGGTAACATCATCACGTTGACATCGCCAACCAATGGCTTGTCACTAGGTAACCCAACGTATTCCGAAGACACTGGCATTGTTATGCTGAACATCCCGACTACGATGGTTCCGTCCACGTCGGGCAACGACGAAATTTCAATCGCTTACACCTGATTATGCCTTTCAAGGTTCGTAAGATTTCTTCCTACGAGTGGCCTGTCAAAATTCAGGTTCCCCACAACGGACGCTTTAAGGAAGAAACCTTTACCGCAGTCTTTAAAAAGATTGCTCGCAGCGCATTCAATGATTTGCTTGAGCAGGGCGATGATGCCTTAGTGCAAGACATCGTTCTTGGCTGGAAAGGGATTGTTGACGAGGATGGCGAGCAGATTGAATTCAGCGAAGAAATGTTGCGTGAATTTGCTGATGACCCATTCTTCCTGCGTGGACTGATCAACTCTTTCACTGAAAGCCTGACGGGAGCCCAAGCAAAAAACTAACTGACGCTGCTAAGCATTGGTGCGAAAGTGGCGGAGTATTTGAGGAGAGCACTGAGCAGTTGATGCGTCAGGGCATGGATCCTGGTGAAATCAACGAGATGCGTAAAGCAGCAAAAGCCGCTGCGTTTGAGGTTTGGGAGGAGAACTGGGAAATTGTTGAAATGTTTTTGCGCATGCAAACCCAATGGCGAGTTGGGATGGCCGGTCCAACGGGTTTGGACTATGCATCTTTGGAATGGCTTTGTAGACTATATTCAGTGAAGGATCCTGCTTCCTTGTTTGAAGGTTTGCAGTTGATGGAAGTCACCGCCCTGTCCTGCTTCAACAAGAAAAGCTGATGGCCAACGTCACTACTGAACTGAAGGTTGTTGTCAAGGCTGTTGGGCAGAATGAATTAAAACAGCTTCAAGGTGCGCTGACAGATCTCGGGAGAAAAGCTGCAGAACCGGCAAAGATAAATTTCAAAGAATTATCTGTTGAACTAAAAAAAGTACAAAATACAACAAGGCAGACGGTTAACAATTTGCAGGCATATAGCAATGCTTGGAAAGATATTGCGCGAAACGTTGAAATTGGGTCTAAAGAATTTAAGGAGGCGACTGCAGAAGCGGCGAAGCTAGACAAGCAACTGCAAAAAACATCACAGCGTCGTGGTGGCGGAAGATTGCGTGCTGGTGCACAAGTCGCCGGTACGATTGCGGGTGCTGGTGTGTTTGGCGGCCCTGAAGGCGCAATAGGTGCTGGACTAGGCGCGATCTTGGGTGGTGGCGTGCCTGGTGCTATTGTTGGTGGTGCAATTGGTGCGCAAGTAGGACAATTTAGGCAGGCTGCGGGTGCTACTGCTGAATACGCTGCAAGTCTTTCAAAATTGCGAATTGCTCTGAAAGGCGTAACGACAAGCCAAGTTGAATATCAAGAAAGCCTTGCTTTTATTCAGCAAACGACTAAAGACTTTGCAATACCGCAAGAGGTTGTCACTCGTCAATTTACAAAGTTGCAAGCATCTGTGCAGGGCGCTGGCGGAAATATTGAAGACACTAAAACAGCATTTAACGGTATCGTTGCTGCTGTTCGTGCAACTGGTGGATCGCTCGCTGACGTTGATGCTGCGCTAACGGCTACCGCTCAGGTGTTCTCAAAAGGCAAGGTGAGCGCCGAAGAATTGCGTCAACAAATTGGCGAAAGGCTTCCGGGTGCTTTTACGCTTTTTGCTGAAGCAATTGGAAAGACACCGCAGGAGCTGGACAAAGCTCTTGAAAAAGGACAAGTAAGCTTGCAGGACTTTCAAGTTTTTGCAGAAGCAATTTTTGCGCGTTACGGAGAAACTGCACAAACTATCGCAGATGCGCCTGCTTCTGCTGGCGATCGCCTAAAAGTTGTTCTTGGACGACTTTCAGAAAATATTGGCACATTGCTGCAGCCAATTGGCACTGCATTTCAAAACACGTTTACAAAAATTGTTGAATTTATTGATGCTGCAATTCAAAAATTAAATGTATTTTTTGGGCTAGGCGCAGAAGGATTAGACAAAAAAGTAAAAGACTTGCAGCGAGAAGTAGGGGTTTTGGATGCATACATCAAAGCAGGTGGCCCGATGACGGCTGGCTACCAAGAAATGCGGGATAAGAAATTTCAAGAGTTGCTTACAGCGCGAGATGAATTAAGCGTTTTGCTAGAAGGAGCTGATATTCAGCAACCCGCTGCAGGGACTGGATTGCCTGGCATTACTCCAGGGCTTTCCGCGGGACCAAAAACAAAAGCAGCCAAAGAAATCAAAGATATTACTGAAGAAGAGCTGGATCTTCGCAAGGCGATCGTTTTAGCGCGAAGACTTGAAGATGAAATCGCAGAACTGCAGCTTGGTGCTGATCTCAAGAGGCTGCAAGTTTTAGGAGCACAGATTGGCGAACGCGAAAGGATTGCTCGTTTACTCGAAATTGAGCAAAACGAAGCAGAAGGGTTCACTGCCATAGTTGAAAAACAGATAAAGCTTATTGAAGAAAAAGAAAATGCTGAATTCAAGGCTGGTCAAGAAATTGCAAACCAGCTCAATCTTCAAGATAGGCTACTGAAAAAAACGAAAGAAGGACTTACTGATACCCAGAAGTTAATACAATCTATTGGTGGTGTCATTTCGGGCGGCCTGACCAGTGCCTTCCAATCTTTGATTACTGGAGCGAAATCATTAAAAGAAATTTTGTCTGATGTATTAGGTCAAATTGGGCAGCTATTCATTCAATTTGCTGTAAGGCAGGCCCTAGCTTCTATCAACATTGGCGTT